TATCCCAACTATAAGATTCAACTTCCCAAGGAAACCTATCGTAGTTTAATTTTGGTAATTTAAAATTAGTGCCTTCTCTATGAAAATCAAGTTTATTAGAATATCCTCTTAATATGTTTATGTAATCAGAAAATGTTGAGAATTTACTTCCTAAAAATATTTTAGATTTAGAACATATTATTTGGTCAACCATTAATTTTTCATAATTTTGTAAATCTATAAAAAAATCATCTAAGAAATATATTGTGTAATGTTCTTTTAAAAATTCAAATAAAGATTTATCATTTTCATCTGTAGCTATGTATAGTGGTATATTTGTATCAATTCTATCTTTAATATCATCTAACAATTTCTCTAGCTGCGGTTTTGCTGTATATTCTCTTGTTTGTAAAAAATCGTTTCTTCTAATATGAATACTGTTGTATTCTCCTATTTTATTTTTTACTACATCAGTCATCTCAAAATAGGTTTTTTTGTATGTTACACCTTTTTTTATTTTTTCTTTTATTATATTCCTTTGCGTAGCAGTATTTCCGTATATATGATAATAAAAATGTCCAAATAAATTTCTTGGAAAATGTATAAATTTGTCATCACAATTTAAATCTATTAAAGTTCTTCCATTTGAAAATGAAGTGTAATCATCATTATCTAATACGTTACAAGCAATTAATTGATTATCTTGTATTCCTTGTTGAACTCCCCAATCATTATAATCACTATCAAATAAAATTATTTTAGCAATTTTATCAATTCCAGAAAAATATTGTGTATTATTTTCCAATACAGCATACTCTGGTACTTCTTCATAATGAATACATTTGAATTCTCTTTTAAATGCTTCAATATCTAATGTTTTCCACATATCAAAAAATGTAGATTTATCATTATGTTGTGATAAGAATAAACAATAAAGTTTTGGTGGTAGTATTATAGTTCTGTTGGTAATTACGCTTATAGCCGCAATCATCTCATATGACATTCTTATATTTGAGTAACCACCCCACCAACCATCAAATGAAATATATTTTTCTTCCATATCTTTAAATATAATATAAATATTTAAATTTTTATATAATTATATCTAAAGAAATCTAAAGAATGAAAAAATACGCAATGATACAAATTGATGCCGATGTACATCAAGCATTAAAAGAATTTTGTAAAGAAAAGGGGTATAAGATAAATGGATTAGTAGAAACTCTTATAAAAGAAAAGGTGCAGTCTTTAAAAAAGACCACACCTAATAATACATTATCAACTATTAAAAATTAATCTTAGAAAACCCATCTATTTTCTTAATTTCGATAAGCCCATCTACTATATCTCTCATTTGTTCTAAGTGAGAAATTACCCAAATGAAATCGAATTGAGTTTTAAGATATTGCATCATCATAAATAAAGATGATAGGTTATCTGCATCTAATGTACCAAACCCTTCATCGATTACTAAGAAGTTAGGTCTAGGTAGGTTGCAAATGTTAATTAGAGCCACTCTAATCGCTAATCCCGATATGAACTTCTCCATACCACTACACATTTCTAAAGCCCACTCCTGGTCCTCATAAACGATTCTAGCGTTAATGTTCTTTCCATCGGTATCCATTGCTATTGAGAAATCTACTACCTGTCCTAATATGTTGTTCACTTCGTTTTCAATTGCTGGAAGTGCTTTGGATATTAATTCGTATGGTACACCATCTTTTTTAACTGCATCTAAGTAGAATGTATATAATTGATTTTTAGTTTCCAATTCTTTTACTTCCTCCATCTTAGCTTTCATATTATCTATAAAAGTTTTTGTTGCACCTACTTCTGACATCAATTTCAACATAAGTTTGTTCACATCCGAAATTTGTCTTTCCACACCTAGCTTCAATCTACGAACATTTTGTATTTGGATATCTAATGCTTGATTCTTTACAATTGTTTCTTCGTTATCATTGTATCTTTGAATATCAGCGTTTACAGTTTCCTTTTGAGTTTGTGATAATTCAATTTTAGAATCTGCAGTTCTAATATCACCTTCCAATCTTTCTGTAACATTAATTAATCTTTTGTATTCATCGGTATATTCTTTCCATTGTTTGAATTGTTCTTCTACACCTTCCCAAGAATCTAAAGTTTGTTGAATACCCGTACATTGTATAGTTGCATTTTTAACAAACGCTTCCAATTCAGGCAATGCTTCTTTTGCTCTCATTGCATCTTTAACAAATTCATTATCGCAACAAAATTTACAATTTGGGTCATATTCATGCTTATCCAAATGATTAATCTTTTCTTTGGCGGAATCTAATTGTGACTTTACTATTGAATAAGTTTTTTCTGCTTCAATTAAAGCTTTTTGTTCTCGTTGGTAATTTGAATATACAACTTCTATACTAATTCCGTTTATGGTAACTTTAGAATCAACCATTTCCTTAGCTTCTCTAACCAATTCTTTTACTTCCGTAAGTTTTTGGGTTTTATCAAACTTAGTATCTCCCCAAGTTGTTAATTCACCCTCAATCTTTTTTAATTTACGATTTAATTCATCAATATCTAAGTTACCTTGAATTGGAATGATTTGTTGAGATAGAGTTACAATTTGTTCTTCCATCTCACCCTTACGATTTTCTAATTCTAACTTCTCAGAATCCAATTCACCATATTCAACTTTCTTTGCATTCAAGTCGGTTTCTTTTTGGGCTAATTCGGAAGTGAAGTCGGTCTTTCTAAAATTTCTGATAAGTGCGTTCACATCCTTAATATCATTGGTAGCAGTTTCATACAGCTTATCAAACATGTCCAATCCCATAAATTGAGCCAACAAATCTTTCCTTTCAGATTGTGATTTATCAATGAATAGTGCATTGTTTCCTTGCAAACTCAATGCTGTCATTACGAAATCCTCATAACGGCCTACATATCCTTCAATGACTTGATTTGTATCCCTACGTTCCGTTCCGTTAAGTGATTCCCTACCGGTATCCCCCTCTTTCCAAAATTCCACATCCACTTTTACGTTTCTTCCCTTATTAATAGTTTTACCTTCCCTACGGATATGATACATTACACCATCAATAGTGAAATCCAATTGGCAATGGAAATCTTGCTTCCTATTATTCATAATTGCAGCTGCCTTATAAGCCCTACTACATTTATCAAACAAGCAAAATGATATTGCATCAAATAGGGATGATTTACCCTGTGCGTTTGGTGCAAATAATCCCATCAATCCGTTTATCTTATCAAACTTAATAACATTGTCCTCTCCATAACTGAACATATTAGAGAATTCAAATCTTACAGGTTTCCAGCTTATATTCCTTTGTTGTTCTGATGGTTGCACTCTACTATTAATGTCACGATTTATTTTCTCTATTCCAGCCAAGTCCTCCTTCGTTACAAATGGCATCATACGTTCCACATACTCCCCTATTAAAGAGTTTTGATGGTTTATATCAGCCACACTATCTACTTCCAACCTTGCTTCTCTATCGTTGGTTTTCTTGGTATTGAATGAATCCGTTCTAATGATTGTAAAATCTTCTACGCCATACTTTGCCGTAATATCAGCCATCATCCTTTTAGTATCTGCGGTATCCGTATTAGTTATCCTTACTCTTAAACGAGGGTATAACGGCATATCAGTTACATCCGGCACAATACCACCATCAACATCTAAAGTATAGTATCCGTAATCGTTTTGGATATCAACTTCCTCATAGGTCATTGTATCTAAATCCCAAACTAAGAATCCGTGCTTGTCAAGGGTTTCACCGAAGTTTTGTTGTACCAAAGAACCGGCATATACCACCTTACATCCGCTTGGTGATATCATCTCTTGTCTTTTGTGGATATCTCCTAACAGGGCCAAATCATATCCATCAAATATATCAGTTGTAAAGTGTCTACTACTAACCACATACCCTACATCGGTTGTGGAGTTATCAACAGGTCCGTGAAATAGTGCAATCTTTTTGTTTGCAAATAGTGTATTAGCTTTTGGCCAATTATCTTTGTTATCAAATATACTGAATACTGCAAAGTCCACCCCACCAATACCATAAACTTGAGTATCTCTTAAATAAGTTAGGTTTGGTAATTTCAATGCATCAACGATTGGGGTAAGTACATCCATTCTGTCCGAATTATTCATATTACAATCGTGATTACCAGCGATTACAATTGTAGGACATAGTTTGTTACATTCCGTAAACAACCAGCTAATCTCACTTACCAATTCAGGACTCATTTCCAATTTAGCATGAGCGATATCACCAGCTAAGTAGATAATAGAATCTTCCGTTCCTCTTTTTTGTATTTCTTCAAACATTGAGTAAAATACTTCTCTAAACTCTTTGTGTCTTTTTATATTACGAATGTGTATATCCGCAATGTGATAAATTCTCTTTAACCTCATATATTATTTAGTTTGGATAGAACTAAGTCATCCCATCCAGTTTGTTTTGCTCCCTTTAGGAGTTCGTTTACTTTTTTAAATCCCATTTCACCAGCATCCTTATCAGTTGGTATAATGTTACGAACTTTAATTCCGTTCTTTAAAAAGTAATCAGTATGTTTAGTTGAATCTGCAATAGCATCTGAATCTAACATAATAGTTACTTCCTTAACTCCTTTCTCTATAATCTTATTCTTTAATTTACTTAATAAGAACTTACCAAGCAAAGGAATACAATTTCTCTTAATTGAAAATGAATCAAATACGCCCTCACATAAAGTAATGGGTTCGTTCCAATTGATTTGATTATCAAACACAATTACATCTCTATTAACGGGCGGATTCTTATACTTCATTCGTTCTTCTTTGTAATATGAACGAGCTACAAAGTAATTTAAGTCACCATTCTCATCATACGATGGAACAATAACTCTACCAAAGTATAATCCTTCCGAACAATACCCAATATTGTATTTAACAATATCAGCTTGTGTAATTCCTCTTTCTTTAAGGTAGTTAATAGCTTGATTGTATTCAGGTTGGAATCCATTTGGTTTGAAGTGTAATTGTTTGAATTCTGATGGTAATTGTAACTTAGCTACATACTCATCTTTCTCAACTAATGTATAATCATCCTCACCATAGATATCTTTCAATCTATTAAGGTCTCTTATATCTACATTGAGTTTGCGAAGGAGGGATTGAATACTCCTACCCTTAGAATCACATACCCAGCAGTGCCATCTTTGAGTATCTAAGTTTACTTGAAGTTTTTTCTTATGGTGGTTACAAAATGGACAATGGTGAGCCTGCTCATTTCCCTTTAAGGATGAACCTACACCCAGTGTGGTGTCTAAAATGTTAATGACCGTTAGTTTATTCTTCCCAAATAGCATATTATGTATATTCTATACAAATATACAACTTTTTTGGGAATTTACCAAATTAATGATTGGAATTCTTCACATCGTAAAGGAAATCAGCTAAAAACTGCATTTTTGCTGCAATTGGAGCTTTTGGTTGGTTTGCTTCCAACATTCCTTTAAGGTCTACTAAAGATGCAGCTGCTATTTGTAGTGCATCATCTTTTGCGTTTAAATAAGCTTCGGAGATTCCGTACTTCTTTGCGATTTCAGGTATTGTCATAACTTTAATTTATAATATCCCTACGGAAGAACTTCCCCATAAGGTTTTCGTTTATTGCTTGTTCATTGGCAAGAACATCGTAATGAAACTGCCATTTAATTTCGTAATATGATAAGGATTTTTTTGAAAAACAAAATTGAATGATTTCTCTTTCAAAGTATTCAGAGTTTCCAGCTTTTATTTCCGATTTAATCCATTCGTTTGATGAATAGTATTTTTCCCAATCAGATACTTTCTTTACAACCCTTTTACGAGTCTTTCCTTTAAGGGGTTTTAATCTACGGGTTTGGGTAAGTTGTTTTTTACCTATATAGAATCTACCAGTTCGGATATCAGTCATTTTATAGACAAATCCAACCGCACCTTCGGGTGTGGTTTCTTCTGTAACAATATTTCCATTAAATTTCCAGCTCATTGATTACTTCTTAATAATTGTAGAAGAATAAGTTTTAGTCGGAGTATATCCTCCTGTAAACTTACTACCTCCACCCAATTCTCCGTATTTACGTCCTTGTGCTAACTTTTTATCGGTTAGTACTTTAGGGTCTGCGTTTTTACTAGCATCAACACCAGTACCTTCCGAATATGGAGTTTTATCGTTTACACTTATCTTTGCCTTAGATGAAATCGGTGCTTCTTTTGCTAATTTTTCTATTAATGATGCCATTATCTATTATTTATTGTACATATAAATATAACAATTATTCAGTTTAAGTATCAAATCTAATTATAAAGTTTACAGGATAGTCTGGTAATGACTTAATTGGTACAGGTAATTTAGCTACTGCAACCATATTTAATTCATTATCATATAATCCAATTGTAGTAATATATGGTGCTAAAAATGAACCAGTTGGGTCTAAACTAACATAATCTTCGTAATTATTAAATTCAGTATTAATAATTTTT